AAAAAGTATATTGCAATGGAGTTCTTAGATAAAATTATAGAGCTGGCTGAAGATTACAACAAATGAGTTTCAATCAACATCAGGGAACAATGAACAAAAGAAATCCAGGAACTCAATGGGCTGGCAAATATGCCAAACTAAGTGCATCTGTTAAAGAAGCATTAGCAAAATTAGATAAGCTTTCAAGAAGGGGACATGGCGATTATTTTGAAAGGAAATTGTTACACGAAGCTATAGAGCTATTAAAAAGGTAATATACAACAAATGAGTTTCAATCAACACCAGGGAACGATTAACTCTGTTGTTAAAAGAAGAAATGCTACAAGAAAAGAAATACGGCAATTAAAACAATACAGTACTTCTTATGTTAAACACTATACTTACAAATATTGTATTACTAAAAGAAATTATCTTAAATTAAAAAAGTTAGCTCAAAGGACATCTACCTACAAAAACGGTTACGGAGGTAAAAAAATATTACAAACCTTAAGGATGTTTGAACAAGATTCAAATTGGCGTGAAGGATTGCCTGATATACTATGTCTAAGTCAAGAAGCTAAAACAGGAATTGAAGTTGGCATAAGAGAATTGGAATGGTGGATTGATAATAGGTAATATAGCCACTACTCTACAAAAGGGTTATAGAGGCAAAACAGTTATAAAGGACATTTTAGATTATTAGTTATGAGTGATTTCTGTACTTGCGGTCAGCAAAAGACCCTTGACCTTGATTACGAGGTTCAACATGACTACGAGGAAGACGAAAAAGTCTTACCTCCTGCCGACGATACTGAGAAGGCAGAGGAAGAGGAAGTTGAAGAAGTAGCAGAGGAGACCCCTGATGAAGAAGAGGAACTTCTGGAAGAAGGAAAAGGATATACCCGAAAAGACATAGTTGCATTAGCAGCTTTGTTAAAACATACGCTAAAGCGTCTTGAAAAAGAGGGTGAAGAAGAAATGGAAGAAGAAATGGAAGAAGAAGACGAAGAAAAGGAGATGCCAATGGAAGAAGAATTACCAATGGAAGAACCTATGCTTGAAGAAGAAGAGGAAGTTTCAATGTCTGTTAAAGAAGCATTGAAAACCTTAGAAAAATCAGGTATGTCTGTCTATTCTGGTAGTAAAGCAACACCTGCACCACGCAGAGTTGAAGCTGAAAAACCAATAGCAATTAACTGGGCAGAGTTTTCTAAATCTATGGATGAAATACACCGCATGGAAGAAAGAGCAGGAGTAAACTAAAAATGGCAGGAATGAGTTTTGAAGAGTATGTGCAAGCATACTACGGAGGCACGCTTGGTATAGCCAAAAGATACGGTATTCAGAAAGCAGACGATAAATTTCAATCGACTGACCCAGCAGGGGCTTTCAACACCATGTATGGTGCAGCCGTATTCAATCAGCTAAACACCAAATCAGAAGTATTTAAACTTCTTAAGAAAGAGGCATGGACCCAATCAGGTTGGAGAGTTTTGACTGGACGCCACACCACTACAGAAGGTAGGGCAGAGGGTGCAGAATTTCCAGAAACCGATAAACCAGATATACTTGAAGTTAGCGCAACGCTAAAAGAAGTTGTAACTCCTTGGGAAGTAACCACTAAAGCTGAATTGCTTTCAGAAGCAGATGATGGAATTAAAGGAATTGTTAATTTCTTAAGAACTGAAAACGCTGAAGCACACACTTATTACATTGACCAAATGTTGTTACAAACTGTGGACACCCCAGCAAGCAACAACTTTGAATCATTAGATAGGCTTGGTTGTGACGCAGCAGCAAGACCTTACATTGCAAGTGCTGCATCTGATTTAGATATGTATGATGTTACAAGAGACGGAACTACTGCAAACGCATGGGCTGAAGGTAACTGTGTTTTGGCAACAGCAGGAAGTGCAGGTCACGCAGCTTTAACACTAACTGATTTAGATGCTCTAATTCAAGAAGCATTAGAAAACGGTGTTAACTACAGTGATTTGATTTTGTTAACTGGATATGATACTTACCAAGATTTGAAAGCATTAATGTTATCTACAACTAACAATACTTTCCGAGCTGATTTATCAGCAGTAGGAGGAGGTAGTGCAGGTGGAGTTACTGGAGAAGCAGGTTTGAACTTTGATTCTCGTGTCGGTGCATACGATGGAATACCAATATTCCTATCTCAGCACGTTCAAAAAGACACCACATCAAGAATACACTTACTTGACATGGCTAACTTAGCAATGAGAATTGCAGCACCAACAACCTATGTAGACAGCACTAATCTTGCAGTATTGCAGAAACTAAGCAAAGAGTTTGCTTTTGTAACTGCTGGTGAATTAATCTGTTATAAATTTAACACACAAGGTAGTATCAGAAACTTGAACGGTTAATGTTAGTAGGAGGACTTAAAATATGGTCAAAGTTACTAACACCACAAGCAAGGTACTTAGCAGGAGGCATCCTTCTGGGATTATACTCCACTGGTCACCTGGAGAGACAAAAGATATTGAAAGTGAAAGACTCCTTAAAGAAGTCTCTAACCAATCGTGTTGGAAAATCGGCGAGAGCGTCGGCAAAAAAGACGTTGGTGGGGGGATTAAGACTGGGGTCAGACCTCCTAAGCGTAGGGGCAGACCTCCTAAGTCCGAAAGCAAATCCAAAAAAGAAGAAGTAAAGTCAAAGAAAAAGCCTAAAAAACCCAAAGGTCTTAAGAAGGCCAAGAAGGAGAAGGCTGACTAATGGCAAATACTATAGAATCAACAAGACATAGCAGTTCGCAAAAGTCATTATTTGTGGAGAATGCAGCAGTAGTGGCACTTTCTGGAAGTGCTGCTGTTGCTATTGAAGAAATAGAGGCTACGTCCTATGACAGGGCAACCATTCAAATTAAACATGGCGTAAGCTCTGGAACTGCAACTATAACTGCAAAAGTATGGGGTAGTTTGTTTAAGGATGCTGGAACAGTTGGCGGAGCTAACTGGACACAGATAGGCGATGATATTACAGTAGCAAATGCTACAAATGCATTAAAATCTATATCTACTACTGGCCTAATGAAAATAGGCGTTACAATGACAATAGCGTCAGGAACACCAAATTTTACAGCAGGTAATTGTAAAGTGTTCTTACAGGGGACCATTTAGTGGATGGCTTCTCCTATATACTCTAATATAGTCACAGTAAGTGAGGTTGTCCCATGGGCGTAACTACTTGGGATGGTTCAGCATCTACAGATTGGGCAACGGCAGCTAACTGGGACACAGGTTCGGTTCCAACAGGAAGCACTCACGTAGTAATCCCAGACACATCAAGTATCAATAATTGTGTATTAGACCAGAATAGAACTGTTGAGTCTTTTAGAATTGATGCTAATGGAACCTTTGATGGAGATGGCAACACGCTTACTATTGATAATGAAGGCGATGCAACTACGGGAGCCTCTGAACATTATGCAGTTCGTATTTCAGGTATAATCTCAGGAACAGATACAGATATTCAAATAACAACACCAGCAACTACTAAGTTAGATTTAAATGCTTCCAGTGGAAACATTAGAAATTTAACAATTAATCACGCAAGTTGTGACGCTCAGTTACAAGCTGCTGCAAGTATAACTGGAAACCTTTCAATAACGGCAGGAACCTTAGATACAAATGCAAGTAGTAATCATGCACTTACAGTATCGGGCAATATATCAGGAAATGGAACATTAACTTGTAATGCTTCAACAGGCACAGTTACAGGACAAACTACAGTTGCTACATTTAATATTACAACAGGCACATACAATTATTTTGATGATTTTAGGCCAACTACAGCTAACATTACAGACAATGCTACTTTCAATCAAACTTCAACAGGCGGTCAGTTTGGTGGACGTGTCATTATAGGTTCAGGAAAAACACCTACATTCAATGCGATTGGTAGGCTTCATAGTACACTTGATATACGTAGTGGAGAACAAGGAAACTCTACTTTTAATTTAGATTTAAGTGAACCTCAAACGTCAAATGGCCCAGCAAGAGATTTGTATTTTTATAACTTAGAGATTGATAGCGAAGGCACGGAAAATAACACATACACACTTCAAGGAGGATTATATTGCACTGGCACACTTACAATAACAGATGGTATAATAGATACAAAGTCAGGAGTTAGTCATGCACTCCAAGTAACAAAGCATCTTGATATAGGAGCTGGAGGAACATTGACAGGCAGGGGTTCTTCAATCTCTACTGGAACAATGACAATTAGAGATGGAGGAACACTTACAAACAGTGGAACAATAACTGTAACTGGTGAAGATGTTGCTAATTCTCCATCGGGTGCAAATTGGTTATGGAGACAGCTTGAAGATGATGGCACAGGTTTTGCACCGACAGCAGGGACAGTTCATTTTAATCAC